CCAGCCGCAGGTTTTATTACGGCTGGAGTAACCTGCGGTTTATACGGCTACCTGTTGGGGTCTGAATAAATATGGCTTGGAATTCAAGAGAAACTAAAAGCCTGAACTCCACGGGAGCAAAAGCGGCCAATCTTGGGCCGGGTTCTCCCGTCTCCAATAACCCAAACTTTGTAGGTCGCGGTTATCGAGACTCTTGGGATATTGAGAGGGCTTATCGCGAGGGGATGCAGAAGGTCACCTGGGTGAGCCGATGCATTGACGCAATTGCTGGAAACCAGGCCCGACTTCCGGTCGTCCTACGCCGGGACAATAGTCCTGACGGTGAAATCTTCACGCGAAAGCATGAAATCCTGGACATCATGAATACCAAGGCTAATGAGGGTGAGAACTCCTTCATTTTCCGGTATCGCTTATCAAGCCAGTTGCTGATGAGCAGTCGTGGTGTGTTTATTGAGAAAATCCGTGGGCGTTCTGGGAGAATCATCGCCCTCAATTTGCTACCGCCACAGCACACATCGCCGATTCCTCACCCTAAGAAGTTCGTGTCTGGCTACGAAGTATTGATGCCTCATGGGGAAAAGGTCATCATTCCAAAGGAAGATGTCGTTTGGATTCGTCGCCCGCACCCATTGGACCCCTACCTCTCTTTGACCCCAATGGAATCTGCTGGCATTGCCATTGAGATTGAAAACCTTTCAAAGTTGTATAACCGCAACTTCCTGTTGAATGATGGTCGTCCTGGTGGTCTTCTGGTTCTTCGGTCAGAAATTGACGAGGACGATAAGGATGAATTGCGGAGTCGTTTCCGGGGCAATATAAATCGTGCTGGTTCGGTAACGGTCATCTCATCTGATGATGGCGCCGACTACATAGACACCTCTGCCAGCCCGCGAGATGCCAACTACGTAGAAATGCGCCAGATTCAGAAGGAAGAAATCCTTGCGGCTTTTGGCGTACCCGAGTCAGTTATTGGAAATGCCGCTGGGCGAACATTCAACAACGCCGCCGAGGAACTTCGTGTTTTCTGGATGGAAACAATGATGCCTCATCTGGAGCAAATTGCTCGTGGGCTTGATGAACTCGATGACAAGTTCTACATTGATTTTGAGACAGGGCAAATCCCGATTCTGATTATTGCTAAGCAAGAACGGGAAAGGTACAGCATGGACGAGTTCCAGGCTGGCCTCATTAGCATTAACGAATATCGCTCAACTACTGGTCGCAAGAAGGTAGAGTCGGAAATCGCCGATAGCCTCTTGGTTAGCCCCAACATGGCTCCAGTCGCAAACACTGAAAAGCCGTTTGATACTTCTCAGGTTCAGCCAGTTGATATGGGTGCCGCTCCTCCCCCCGCTCCCGGTGGAGAAGTGCCTCCAGCCGAGGGCGAGGAGCAGCCTCCTGGTCTCCCGATGCTCGGGCAAGAGGGAGTCTCCCCAGAGCCAACCCCAGCCGGTCAGCCTGGACCAACTGACCAAATCGCCCCTGGCGCTTCCCCTGGAGCCGAGATTGAAGGAATGGCGCCACAGGTCCAACAAGCGCCTGGACAACTCTCAGCCCGGCATGGTCGATTTGAAACAAAGGTAGATACCCAAACGGTTGACGAATGGGAAACCAAGGCCGACCAGGCGACAGAACGATGGACCGAAATTGTAGACCGCAACCTGGAACGATACTTTGAGCGTCAGCAACGGGTAGTTCTGGAAAAGGCCCTTGGAGCCAAGTCTCGACGAGCGATGAACAGTCGCCAACTCAGCACCGAGGATGTTTTTGACACTTCAGTATGGAATCGTCAACTTGCGGATGACCTGGGTCCTGTCTATGCGGCCATTCTTAATGAGTCTGCTGAACTCTCACTTGAAAAGTCCGGAGAAACTTCCGACCTCAACGAAGAAGAAGTTAAGGCCTACCTGAAAGACCAGATTGAGCGAACCCAAAAGGTAAATGAGACAACCAAGGAAGAAATCGCTGCTGCTCTTTTGGTGGCGATGGCCATTGCTAATGAAAACGAAGATGAGCGAATGAGCATCCTTCGGGCGGCCCTAGCGGCTATTTTTGCCAACCTCCTTGGAAAGCGTCGTCGCATTATTGCCGAGCATGAGACATCAACGGCCTTCAACGCTGGCGTTTTCTTTGCAGGAAAACAACTGGGAATCACAAGCAAAAAGTGGCTGACCAGGCTTGACCAGCGTGTTCGCACGGAACACCAACTCCTACACGGCAAGAGTGTTCCCCTGTCAGAGGGTTTCATGTCGGATGGGGCTGTGCTTCGTTTCCCCGGTGACCCTCTAGCCCCTCCGCACCTGACGATTAATTGCCGCTGTCGGCTCCGCTTTTCGTAATTTACTGAAAACAGTCGTTTACTGAAAATAGTTCCCCTGTAAACACAACACCTGCGCTTATCATTAGTTTGCTCGCAGAGGTGGAATATGCCAATAGTAGACACTTTTCAGTTCAAGGCAATGCCAGGACAGGTTTCAATTGACGAGGCTAAGGGCATTGTTGAGTGTTTTGTTGCCGGTGTAGGCAACAAGGACTCAGTGGGCGACATTGTCCTTCCTGGCGCATTTACTGAAAGCCTAAAGCGCCGTAAGCCACGCGTTGTTTGGGGTCACGACTGGAATCACCCAATCGGCAAGGTTCTTGAAATCTATGAGGTCCCCGCAAGCGACCCTCGCTTGCCCGCAAAGATGAAGCGCGCTGGAATTGGCGGTCTCTTTGCTCGCGTCCAGTTTAACCTCAAGGCGGAGAAGGGTCGCGAAGCCTTCGCTAATGTTGCATTTTATGGCGAAGAGCAGGAGTGGAGCATCGGATACAAAACCCTTGACGCCATCTACGACAACCAACGTCAAGCAAACCTGCTACGTGAAGTAGAACTATATGAAGTGAGCCCTGTGTTGCATGGGGCCAATCAATTGACTGGTACCATTTCTATCAAGGCGGCCAAAGCCGACGAGCCAGTTGACTCATTCAAGAAGTCAAAGTGGCCAATGTTTGACCGAGAGTTTGCAGAGCGAATCAAGAGGGATTATCCACAGATTTGGGCAGCGGGCGGGAACATCAAGGGAAACGACCAGTATCGGATTCTCACACAGATAGCCGAACAAGGCGGCGCCAGCAAGTCCACCGCTCAGACCAACGCCCTCGAATTACGCGAAGCGTGGGTGGCAAGGCACGCGGGCGACTTCCGGCTCCCCGGCGTCATCGCTCAAATCAAGTGGCTGGCGATTGGGAGCAGGGGCGAGGACTACATGAAGAATGTGGTCCGGGAAGCGATTGCGAAGCACGAAGCCAAAATGAAGAAAAAGGCCTACCCAGTGCCGATGCCAGACCTCAACGAGGAAATGGACGAGGAAAAGGGCCACGGCGGAATGATGCGGTCAATGGCGGACGCGATTGGGAAACGATTCGGCGGGCCGGTTCGTATACGCCACGCGGACTCAAACATGGTGGTTTTCGACCACATGATGGATGGGAAGCCCCATACGATGAGGGTGGCCTATCACTTTGATGGCGAGGAGTTCATGTTTGGCAAGCCGGTTGGCGTCAAGCCAACTGTCGTCTACATGCCTGAAGATGACGATGATGACGACAATTACGACGAGGATTATGGCAAGCCCAACTCTCGCCGTGAAGTGTCAGTCAAGCCAGGAGATTCCTACTCAGAGCGATACGAGGATGTTGAAAAGCCTGAATATGTAAAGCCCAAGGCTGGATGCTCGTGCGGATGTGGCAAGCAAGATGATTCAATCAAGTCATTCTTTGACGACGCCTGGAAGGCCCTTGAGTCCATTGGCTTGGAGCAAAAGGCTGGTCGAACAATCAGCGGTAGCAACCTTGAAAAGTTGTCTCGTGCCATGGAACTTCTTCAAGAGGTCATTGCTGCTGGCGGTCGAACTGAAATTGAGATGAAGGAAAAGTCTGCAAATATTTCAGCAAATCTGACTGACCTATTTGATGTGAAGCAAACGCTTGACCCAATCTTTGAATACCACAATCTTGATGCAACGGCCAGTGAGTTCGGTATTGAAATCAAGGGATTGCTTTCTGATGATGCCGTAGGTGCCATCAACAGAGCGCTCAGCAACCTTGACTATGATGCTGAACTGATTACAGAAGATGATTCCGCTGGGTCTTAGTATCAGGAAAGTAACATGGATTCAGAGAAATCGTTAGTAAAAATCACCACAAAGTATCACTGCATGGTGTCTGGCAAAAACCAGATGGAGCCATGTGAAGGATGCTCTAACCCAAAAGGCTGTCTTTCAAAAGCCATGCAGTACAAGGAGAATGAGGAAATGGACGAACTGAACGAAAAGGCCGTTGTCAAGATTGATGCTGACGGCGATGTCGTGAAGTGCGCTAAGGGTCTTGGTGCCGGTGAATGCGGCTATAAGGCTGGCGCAAAAGTCTGTGGTGCTTGTGGTGCCATGGCTGTCATGCAGAAGGAAGACGAGGCCTCCGAAGAGGTTGAAGAAAAGGCTGACATGAAGCCAAAGAAGCCAATGATGGACGACGACATGGACGATGCCGAGGATGATGCTGAAGATATGGCTGAAGATGCCATGGAGGCAGAGACTGGCATGGATGATGACGCGATGGAAGAAGATGAAGAGGACATGAAGAAGGGCTGGATGATGAAGCCCGACAAGAACTCTCGTCGTCGTGCCATAATGGGCATGGGCAAGAAGTCCGGTGAGTTTGACGACTCAACATACATTTGTCAGTTGGAGCGCAAGGCTTACCCTGGCTCGCAGGATATTTGCGAGAACTGCCCTGGTGGATGCCAGAGCGAATCAGGAATGCCCGGTCTTGTGGAAGTCGAAGGAATGGCTCTAGACATTCTCGGAGGCAAGGTTCTTGATTCTGGATATTCATACGACGCTGACCTGTTCGTGGTCCAGGCCAAGGCTGACAATGGAAATACCTACGAATTAATTGCAGACGGTCAGACTGGCGAACTTCTAAATCTTCAGCGAATCAAAAATCCCGAGTCTGGAATTGAAGAGAAGAGTGCGGAACTTGGCTTCAGCAACCAGACTGGAATCATCGATGCAACAGAGGCTGTTGAAATTGCCCTGAAGTCGCTTGAGGCTGAGTTTGGTACAACTGGCGATGTCACCGCTACCGACAGTGACATTTTCTTGGGCCACGATGTCTATGCGGTTGAGATTGATGCAATTGACGGCAAGTCATACGATGTGTATGTAACTCTTGACGGTCAGTTCGTCGGTCTTGACGAGTGGTCCGCTGATGAGGTTGAGGAGATTGAGGCCGAGGCGGCTGAAATCGCCCTTAAGCGGGCATATAGCGAAGAGTCTCGTATGGAGATGGCCAAGCGTGGCATGGCTCTTCCTGACGGCTCGTACCCCATCAAAGACGTTGCTGACCTGCGCAACGCTATTCAGGCTTACGGTCGGGCCAAGGACAAGGAAGCGGCCAAGGCTCACATCATCAAGCGGGCCATGGCTCTTGGCGCAGAAGACATGATTCCGGAGAACTGGGTTCCCAAGGAAGTTCAGGACAAGTACAAGAAGGACGAAGAAAAGTCCGAAGACAACGCCTTCCTTGCATCCTTGATGGAGTTTGAACTTCTCGCTCAAGAAGAATCACTCAAAGACATTCTCTAAATCACGGAGGTCGGCTCATGCCGTTCGACTTTTCAGAAATCCGTGGCGTTGAGATTAAGGCGCCGACTCCCGTTGACGCTATCCCCCAAGAGCGTTTCACTGGCGATGTTCTGCGTGGCTATGGACCGCGACGCGGAAACCTAGAGCGGTTGCTCCGTTACTGGCGCCCAATCATGCGAAAGCCTGGGGGGTTCCGTCGTTGCCGAGTCATTCTCGCCAATCATCCAGAGTTATATCCGCTAGAGCGAATTTGCGCATGGCTTCATCACGAGACTACTGGGTTGTGGCCGAACGAAGGTTGTCACCACCCAGGGATGAAGAACTGTCGTCGCAAAATTCGTGGCGTGGCCCGTGGTTCTTTGTGGTCCGATGACGAGTTCAATCAACGAATGAGCCGTCTGCGGAAATTGCAGTCCGACAAAAAGGGGATGAATG